TGAAGAACGAATCGGGCTTGAGCCCCAGGGGGAAAGCCGTGTTGATTAAGGCTTATGAACCCGAAGTGAAAGCGGGACTGATCGCCATCCCCGAGCAGGTCGAGCGGAATATGGCAATGGTGGAACAGCGAGCGGTTGTGGTTGCTATTGGCCCTGGTTGCTGGGACGACGAGCCGACACCGCGCGCCGCTGTGGGTGAAAAGGTCATGGTGACGAAGTACGCTGGAATGATGGTCAAGGGCACGAAGGACGGGCAGCAATATCGTCTCGTCAATGACCGAGACATCTTCTGCGCGATAGTCGAGGAGGCCTGAGATGAGCGAAGAAATCGTCATCCAGTCCCAGGCGGACGAAGCCACGCAGAAGCGTGCCCTCGACATGGGCTGGATTGCCCCGGACAAGTTCAAGGGCGCTCCCGAGAAATTCATCGACGCCGAAGCTTTCATCGAGCGGGCTGAGACCTTCGTGCCGTTCCTTAAGAAGCAAAAGGCGGAACTCGAAGCGCGGCTCGCCGCAGAGACCGCTGCCCGCGCGCGGCTCGAGGGTGAACTCGGCTCGCTGAGAGAGTCCCTTGACTCAATCGAAGAGCGCTATACCGTCGAGACGCAGAAGCGTGTCGAGGCAGCAACCCGCGACCTGAAGGAACAGATTAGGATCGCCGCGGAAGAAAACAACGTGAAAGCGGTCGTCGCCCTCACTAGCGAACTCGACGAGCTGCGCGAGGCAGAGCGGAAGGCGCTTGAGGACGAAGCGAAGGAAAAGACCGAGGCTGCGCGGAAGAAAGCGCCGGCGCAGACTACCACCCAGATCTCCCCCGAGATGCAGGCCGAGATCAACTCTTGGCTCTCCGACCACAAGTGGGTCGAGACGGACAAGAAAAAGTCCGCGATATTCTTCGGCTTTATGCAGGCCCGCCGGGCTGATGGCGATAAGTCCCAAGGCAAGGAGTTCTTCGACGCCGCGCTCGCGGATATGGAAGAGGCCCTTGAAAAGGACTCGAAGCCCAAGGTCGAGGGCGGGAAGAATGGCTCCGGTCAGGGCGGTGGTGGAACCGCGGGTCGCGGAAAGTCTTATTCTGATCTGCCCAAGGAAGCCCGCGAGGCCTGTGACAAAGATGCCCCCAAATTTGTCGGGAAGGGAAAACGCTACGCGGATAAAGCCGCCTGGCGGAAATCCTATGCCGATCTATACTTTTCAATGGAGTAATGAAGATGGAAATGAGAGACATGCAGAAGCAACAAAACCCCGCGAACGCGCCAGGAAAGCCTGCGGCAGAGCGTCGCCGCATTCCGATGAGCTTGCCGGTGCAAAAGCTATCCGTGCCGGATATCCCTGGCTATCACCTGCACTGGATGCGCGGCGATGCCGCTCGCATTCAACAGGCCCAAGCCGCAGGATATGAGTTCGTTGACTGGAAGGAGATCCATGTAGATCACGTCCCCCTCGGGGGCAGCACGGCCGCAGGTGGCAACAGCGACCTGGGTTCTCACGTGAGTATCGCAGGCGGCGGAATCGGCGACGACAACCAGCCAGTCCGCATGATCCTGATGAAGCTGAAGGAAGAGTGGTGGAAGGAAGATCAAGAAAAAGCACAGGCGCGGAATGACCAAGTCGCGGACGCCCTCAAGGGCGGAGCACTAGGGAAGGCCGAGGCTGCTGATCGAAACGATGGCAATGTGCGGTATGTCGGCTCGCGAACCAAGATGCCCGACATGTTCACGAAGAAGTCGCGGTAACACTCTTTCTATCAACTCTTAACGAGGGCTATAATGGCAAACACTTCAAAGCCCGCCGGTCTGCAACCCATTCAGTATTTGAATGGTGCAGCGTACAACGGGCAAGCACGGACGTACTACATTCCGTCCTCGGATACCAACGCTTACGCGATTGGCGATCCGGTGGATCTGGCAGGTAGCGCGGATTCCAAAGGCGTTCCGAGTGTCACTCTCGCAACCGCGGGAAGCAGCTCTGGCGCCAACAAGTCGATTGGGCCAGTGGTAGCGGCGGGTGAGCAATACGATGTGATTGGGAACATCAACACTCCCAATTCCATCATCGTCCCCGCGACCAAGTCTCGCGACTACTACGTCATGGTCGCAGACGATCCGAACCTGCTCTTCCAAATCCAGGAAGGCGGTACTCAGACCACCCCGCTCGCCGCGACGAATGTCAGCCAGAACGCTGACCTCGCCTCCGGTGCGAACAACGGGTATCTGAGTGGCTGGGTCATCGACATCGCCACGACTACCACGGGGTCCAACGCGCAGCTGAAGCTGATGCAGTTGAACCAAGTTTCCAACAACGCTTTCGGCACCTACGCGAAGTGGCTGGTCATGCTCAATGACCATCGCTATCGCCAGGGCACCGACGGCAAATAAGAGAAAGGAGAGATCATGGCTGCAGGAATCATCAGCACAGGGTCCCATCCCAAACTGCTTTGGCCCGGGGTCTACACCACGTGGGGTCAGATCTACGACCAACACGAAAAGGAATACGAGGCGCTGTACGACATCCTCGATTCGGACAAGGCTTACGAGCAGGGCGTGCAGGTCACCCCGTTCGGTCTGGCGCCGATCAAGCCCCAAGGACAATCCGTCACGTATGACGGTGAAGTCCAGGGCCCGGTGACCACATACCAGCACATCGCATATGCGCTCGGTTACATCGTCACGTTCGAGGAACTGCGCGACAACCTCTACAAAGAGGTAGCAACCCGCCGCGCCGAGGGCAACGCATTCTCGATGAATCAGACGATCGAGAACGTGGCCGCGTTCCTCTACAACAACGCCTTCTCAACCACCTACTTCACCACCGCAGACAGCGCGGCGCTGTGTTCGACTGCCCACGTCAATACGACCGGCGGCACGTACAGCAATGCACTCAGTCCCGCGGCGGACCTGTCCGAAGCCTCGATTGAGGACCTGATCATCCAGATCATGGGGACGCAGAATGACACCGGCCTGCTGATCAACATCATGCCGAAGTCGCTGCACATCTCCCGGCAGGAGTGGTTCAACGCAAATCGGATACTGAAGTCAGTCCTTCAGTCCGACACCGCGAACAACAACATCAACGTGCTGAAGGCGACCAACGCGCTGCCCGAAGGCATCAAGATGAACCACTATTTCACCAATGCCGGCCCCTGGTTCATCCGGACCAACTGCCCCAACGGCATGACCTTCTTCTGGCGTGATCGTCCGATGTTCGACCAGGACAACGACTTCCCGACGAAGAACGCGCTCGCCGCGAGCTACATGCGGTTCAGCGTGGGTTGTACCGACCCCCGCGGAATCTTCGGTAGCAACGGTCCGTAAGTAAACTTGTCCATGCGCACGTAGGTTCGGAATAACGAATTTACGTGCGCATCAGCAAGCGTATTTCGCTGTTCCGCGCCGGGCGGTTCCCGGCTGGCTGCTTGGGCTTAGTGTTGGCTCCGCTTGCCACGGCGCTGTAGGTTTCTCCTCCGAACCTAAGCCTCAGGAGAGTTAGATGACGACGTTTGCAGATGGACTGTTTCAATACGGCGGAATGCCGGTAGGGCCTGGGGGCGTCCCGCCCTTCCTCGGGCGTTACTCGAAGACCTTCTTCGTTGACCCGGTGAACGGGGCTGACGGGAATCCCGGCACCTCGCCGCAGCAGGCCTTGGCTACCCTCTACCGCGCTCATGCGCTGATGACCAGCGGCAACAATGATGTTTGCTACCTGATCGGTAACGGTGGTACGAGCGGCTCCGCCCGGCTGAGTACCGCCAACGCGCAGTCGGTGGATTCCTCCGCGACCAGCGGAACGCTGAACTGGACGAAGAGTGCTTGCCATTTGATTGGTATCACGGCGCCAAGCGTCAACGGCCGCGCCCGAATCGCACCGCCGACAGGCACCTACACCCAGGCGACCTTCGGCTCCGGTAACTTCATTGTCGTCTCCGGCCAGGGTTGCTATTTCAGCAATTTCTCCGTGTTCAACGGCTTCTCTACCGGCGGCACGAACCAGATCGCTTGGACAGATTCCGGCGGGCGGAACTGCTACAACAACGTCGGATTCTTCGGCATGGGCGATGCGACCAGCGCGGCAAGCACGGGCTCCCATTCCCTCGTTCTGAGTGGCACCACCGGCGAATCACAGTTCTTCGGTTGCCAGATCGGAAACGATTTCTCCGTCGCGCGTAGTTCTGGCGTGAGCGAACTCTACATGTCCGGCGGCATCCCGCGGGTTAAGTTCATCGACTGCGAGATCTCCACCTGGGCTGGCGCTGCTGGTTGCTTCTGGCTCGCAATCCCCGCCAGCGGCATCGACCGCTATGTGCTGTTCCGCCGCTGTATTTTCACCAATCCGACCCTCGGTGGTCCAGGCGCCACGGCAATGACTGTGGGTATGTCGATAGATGCATCTCCCGGCGGTGTCGTGATGATGAGTGACTGCATGTCCCAAGGCGCAACCAAGTTCACCACGGGTGGTTTGGCCTTTACCAACCTGCCGGCATCTGCCGCCGGTGGTGGCCTCGGAACGGCGATCACTTAATTAACCTTCGGAGGGGGAGAAATCCCCTTCCCTCTTCGGAGAATCAAAATGCCAATGCGTCCCATTCAACAGCGGCTCAGCGCAGCGGGCAATGCCCCGTGGATTCCGCTGAATCGTTATGCTACTAGTATCTCAGTTATGCTCGGGGTGATCTTCAGCTCGAATAAGAACTTGACCGCGAGCGTGCAGTATACCAATGATCCGCTCGTGGCGCAGCCGTGTAAGATCAGCCGCAGCACCACGACTGCGACGTTGATTCTGACGAACCACGGGCTGAGTGTTGATGACTCTGTGGTTGTGACTGGAGCCGGTGCACCGCTTGATGGAACCTACGCGGTGGCGAGTGTGGTGGATCAGAATACGATTACCTATACTGTAGCGAACAGTGGTGTTACCGCGCCGCAGAGTCCACAGGTGATTCCCCTGCGCGTGACTCTCCATGAAGTCCTCCAGGGCCTTACTGCAGACCTCACGAGTAACTTCGCTTATCCGCCGACTGCGTGTCGCTTGATTTGCTCAAGCTACACCGCCGGCTACGTCGATCTCAACATCGTTTCTGGGAGCAAGTAAATGAGAAAACTCCTTGCAATAGTTCTCCTCGCTATCGCGGGGAGTGCGCTTGGGCAGAGTGGGAATTTCCCGGCGCTCGTGGGGCAGCGGGGGACTACACTGCCGACGAACTGTACGATTGGGCAGCTGTTCTTTGACACAGATGCAACCGCGGGAGGGAATATCTACGGGTGTACTGCCGCGAATACCTGGACGCAGATGGAAGGCGGGAGTGCTATTACGGGCTGTACATATGCGGCGAATGTGCTGACCTGCCCGACGATCACGGCGACGACGCAATTAATAACGGGTACTTTTTTAATACAGCCTTATGCCGGCGGTGTGAATTTTGGGGCGAATGGTAATTATCCTGTTTCTATTTTTGCTGACAACCTAAGACTTAGGGCGAGCGCATCCATCGGCTTCGACCCCGGCAGTACAGCTTACGGTGGCACTCTTGACCTTAAACTGACCCGCTACGCCGCCAAGCAACTGATGATATCCGGAGATGGCACTGGGGCGACGACGAATGCGGGGTTGATCGTAGGTTATTGCGGAACATCAGGTTTTGGCTGCACATATGCGACCACAGTAACACCGGGAACAAATAACTATGCTCTTGCGGCGGGTAGTGCGCTCACTATACTAAACGCGCCCGCCAGCGGAACCGTTCAAATAGGCCAAAACGGAGTAGCAAAAGCAAACTTCGTTGACGGAGCAGGCCGCGGAATGGATATTACCGCAGGCACCACCGCTACCAACGCCAACCGCGCTCTTTCCATCAGCCAAACATGGACCGATGGTACAAGCTCCAATATCGGCATCGTCGGCAACTTCGACATGGGGGCGACTGGAACTGCTACGGGGAAATTGCTGTCGTTGCAGGCGGGTGCGGCGGGGACTACGGAGGTTTTTTATACTGCGCAGACCGGACAAGTGGGAGCTACACAATATTCCGCTCTATCCGCCGTGAGCGGCACTGTTCTGTTAGGAAGCACTGTCTCCACAAGCGCGTTCATGGGCGTACGCGATGGCGGCGTAACAACCGTCAGAAATGTCGGCGCATACGGATGGGTTTCAAATGACAACGCGGGATCAGGAACAGTTGACACATACATATCACGCCCCGCTGCCGGAATAATCAGCTTCGACACAGGTACAGCAGGTAACGGATTAGCAACTCTTGCGCTGAAAGAAAGAACCGCCCCAAGCGCACCCGCCGCCGATGGTGCTTATATTTACGCTGTCGATAACGGCGGCGGCAAAACCCAACTATGTGCATTATTTTCCTCTGGAGCCGCGCAATGCTTCGCTACGGAACCTTGATACTCGCATTGATCGCCGTGCCAGCGATGGCGCAGCAGATTACGCTTGAACAGTTAAATCAAGCGCTTTCTTTGTCTAAGGCAGCCGCTGCTCAAGATGCAAGCGTTAAAGACGCCTTGATCGCGGAATTGACTGAGAAGCTCAAGAAAGCGGAAGCGGCGTGCAAAAAGCCTTGATCCTCTGCCTGTTCCTCGCAAGCTGCTCTCCGCCTGGTCTGCGCAGTGTGAACGGAGACCCCCGGCTCCCGCCGGGCGGTTTCATCGAGCACTGTGCACGGAGTTCTAACGCACCGGAGTGCTCGCGGTAATGGACGCCCTCGCGGAAGTGAATGCAGAAGTGAACGCGCTTCCGTATGTGGCTGATGGGCATAGGTATAAGTCCCCCGATTTCTGGGCTCGCATCGACAAGGATGGTGGAGATTGCGAAGACTTTGCGATCGGGAAATTGAATCGGCTGGTTGAACGTGGTTGGCCGATTGAGCAGTTACGCTTGGCTTGTTGTTATGTAGAAACAGGTGAGTACCACGCCGTGCTCGCGGTTGATCTTGAGGATAGACAGATGGTCCTCGACAACCGCTTTCCGTGGCCAATGACACTCGATGATTTGAGTGTTAAAGGCTATAAACCTGACATCATTCAGGCCCACGGTGGGGCACAGGTTGAGTGGCGCGAATGGCTTTGGACTAAGGAATAACAATGACTACACCAAGTGACAACACGCCGATTAAGATCATCACGGATGCTTATATGGAAGCCGGGTTGATCCGGGCGGGCTCGCAGTTGAACAGTGATCAGATCAGCCGCGGAATGCGGTATCTGACGGACGTTATCAATTTTGAGCAGACGCAAGGGCTGAAGCTGTGGCTGACAACTGACCTGTCGATTACCTTGATCTCAGGCACCGGCACGTATAAGCTCGGCCCGACTGCAGACGGCGGCACAGTGGACATGACTAAGCCACTGCGGGTGATTGAAGCTTACTACTTGTTCTCGAGCGGAACACGGCAACCGCTGCTTCCTTTGTCCTGGGATGATTATGTGCGGTTGTCTCAGGTGAGCACCACTGGCGCGATCAATTCGTACTTTGTTAATAAGCAACAGTTGACCCTCAATGTATTCTTCTGGTTGATCCCTGATGCTACTGCAGCAACAGGGACTGGCCATGTCGTTATTCAACAGCAGGTGACTAACCCCATCAGCGTGACCGAAACGATGAACTTCCCCATCGAGTGGCGGATGTTCCTCAAGTGGTCCCTCGCGGATGACATAGTGACCGGCCAGCCCGAGGCTATCATGAATCGCTGTTCCCAGAATGCAGAGCGGTATCGGAATGCCCTCGAGGCCTGGGACGTCGAAGATGCACCTACCCAGTTTACCCCTGATCCTCGCGCAGCGTTCGTGGGATCAAGCTTTCTGTAAGGAGATGCAGATGAACGAGCCGCGTCAGAGCCGTAGTGACGATATCGAACTAACCTTACCATTCGGAGCCAAAGTGAGAGCCTCTGGAAAACAGGTAACGCTAATCCTCATTGTAATTGTTGGGGTATGCGTGATTCTCTATTTGATCCGCGAGCATGACCTGCGGTCGAAGGGCGCCGGAGAACGCATTCTTGTGCAACAGCAAGAGATGGTAAACTCGATGGAGAATATTGGGTATATCCTGACGCTGAAGCAAGAACAGCGCGAGGCACTCAAACTCGATATGCCGCCGAAGCTGCGTAGGCAGTTACTCGAGTCTGAGCGGGAGCGCGCGCGATGATACAGGCGGGATCGGTACAGCTGCCGAAAAGGCTGCCGCTGTTAATTGGGCCGGAGAATCGGGCGAGTTCCACAAGTAAGGACGCGCGACTGGTTAACTGCTATGTTGAGAAAGATCCCGATGGAGATTATCAGATTTACCGAAGGCCTGCTTTATACCCTTACGGGCAGCCCTCGGGCGCAACGGGTACTGGGCGCGGAGTTTTTTGGTGGAACCCAGGAGTAGATAACTATAACCTCTATGCTGTGGTGAACGGGACACTTTACAAACTCTATGGAAACTTGGCAGTAAATGTAGGGGGTGTAACAAATACTTTTCGTTATGCGTTTGATAGTCTGCTTGGTGCGACTCCAACTTTAGTACTTGGAAACGGGACCTTTGCTTATCGTTATTCGGTTTCTGGCGGTTTAGTCGCAATCGGAGACCCACAATTTCCAGCGGCTTTTTGCTGCGGGTGGGCGTACTTGAACGGGACGCTCTATGTAGCATTGACAAGCAGCGGAAACATTCAGGGAAGCGCTATAAACGATGCAAGTAACTGGGACGCTTTAAACGTCATTCAAGCGCAGATAGAACCTGATTTTAACATCGCGTTGGTTAAACAACTTGTTTATGTTGTAGACTTTAAGCAGTGGTCAACCGAGGTTTTCTACGATGCAGCGAATGCGACTGGTTCGCCGCTTGGCCGTGTTGAGGGCGCGAAGATTGATTATGGCTGTGCTTCGTCTGACTCGGTTCAACGTATAGATGATGCAGTTTTATGGCTGACCGCGAATCGTTCTTCCTTGCGGCAGGTAGCACTGATGCGTGGGTTGAAATCAGAAATCGTGTCAACTCCTGCGATTGATCGCTTGCTTTCTGCGTGGAGTCTCTCTACCATTTGGTCTTGGCAAGCCATGCTTAACGGGCACAAGTGGTATGGGCTTACATCGAAAAACTCTAATATGACGCTCGTCTACGACTTAACCACTAATATGTGGTCGCAGTGGACTGACACTAATGGAAATTACTTACCGATTGTAAGCTCGACTTTTGTGCCTGATGTCGCCGGGGCTAATCTTACAATAGTCCAGCACGAATCTGATGGGTATCTGTATTATTTCAGCCTCACGGATTATCAAGACGTTGGGGGTTTTAATGGGTTAATTCCGGTAGACATCTACACCCCAAACTTCGATGGCGGGACTCGCAGAGGAAAGCAGCTCAACATGATGTACTTTAATGGAGACCGGGTGACCGGGAGTACGTTGCAGGTTCGCTATAATGACTTCGATTACGATTCTACAAAATGGTCAAACTTTCGATATGTAGATCTCGGGCAAGAAACTCCGATGCTTGAACAGGAAGGAACCTTCACCCGTCGTGCGTATAACTTCCGGCATAAAGCAAACACGTTTTTCCGTTTATCCTCTGTCGACCTTCAAATGGACTTGTGCACACTATGAGCAACTTTTCTGTTCCGCCGACCCAGGTTCCGATTGCTGCCGAGGATCAATTTAAGCGTTTCCTCACCGACCCGCAATGGCTGCGCTGGTTTCTCGAGGTCGCGCGGGCGATTGATTCGAGTGGGATTGTATCGCCGCAGACGGCGAATTATGTCTTCGCTGGACCCACGAGTGGAGCCGCGGCTGAACCAACATGGCGTCTTCTCGTTGGTAGCGACATCCCCGGCTCTGTCTATGCCTTCGCCGCAGCGCACGGATAGACTATGATCCGACTCGCTAGCACCGATCTTATCTCTCTGATCACCGCGCAGAATGGCGCGCTTGTGGTTGCTTCGTACAGCGATGCAACTACTTCGGCTTACACTGGCAACACACAGCCGACGAGCATTACTAGTGCGACGACTACGACGGTTGTGAGTTCGCCTGCGGCGGGGACTATCCGCGACATTGACGAGCTTAACATTAAAAACACCTATGCGGGCTCACACACGATCACGGTGCAATTCAATCGCAGTGGAACCCTGTACCCGATCTTCACCGCCTCGCTGCTGACTAACGAAAGCATATCTTACACGCACGGGTCTGGTTGGTGTGCGCTCGACGCAAACGGGAACAGGAAAGAAGCCTACGGTCCCGTGCCAAGCTCGAGCGTTCTCGGCACCACTACTAACGACAGTGCTGGCGCTGGATACCTCGGAGAATATCAAGTTGGTTCACAATCGAGCAATACGAACTTTCCAACGACTGCTCAATACGGCGATCTTACTTCAGTCTCGTTGACTGCCGGCGACTGGGATGTTTCCGCAAGTATTAACACTAGCCTCAACGGGGCTACGGTTGATGGGGAGATTCGCTTTGGTATCTCTTCGACTAGTGGAAATTCTTCCGCGGGTTTAACTACAGGCCTTAACCTACTCGCTGTAACTCCGCCAACTGCTACTGGGGATTCTGGAAACTCAATCCCCTGTTACCGCGTTTCAATAGCCTCTACTATGACTTATTATTTAAAATACATCGCAGGTTATTCTGCAGGTACCCCCCAAGCCGCTGGGTCTATTCATGCTCGGCGCGTTCGTTAAGGAGTAACAATGGCCTTTAAATTCGATAGAGCAGCCCCGTGGTACTACGCTGCGGATGGCTCGATAAAGCAGGCGGTTAACAATGGAGATGGGTGGGAATTTCCAGATGCTCCGGTGGGGGAGGATGGGAAGGAGATTCGGTATGTTGATGACCCCGCTGCAATTAAGCAGGCAACCATTGACCTACTCGGCTTCGACCCGGATGATAAGAAGGTTAACCAGGACGGCTCGGTTTCGATTATGAACCCGGACTCGGGAAGGTATGAACCGGCGGTTGCCGCGGGAGATACTGGCACATACATGCCCGTGTCAATGGCGCAGGAACAGGAACTGCCCATTCTCCAGTACGCAATGGAGCCGAAGGACACCGGGACACTGGGGCAGTTCTTAGATGTTGCTGACCCCCTGATGAAGATGTATGCGATAGCATCAGGGGCACAGGCGTTTGGGAACGGACTCAACACGCTCGGGTTGAATGCAGCGCCGAGTATGCCTGCTGCCCCTGCACCAACTGCTATTCCTGGCGTCGAAGGAGTTCAGACGTTCCCCCTCGCTCCGCAATCCTTTCCCACGGCGACTGCGGCAGAGGGTGTCGCGGGAACATCGTTTGAAGGGTTGTCGGGGCTTCCCGCATTGTCCTCGATGGCGATGCCTGGGGCGGTTATGCCCCCCGCAGGTCCTACGATGCCGCCTGCTTCGACGGTTGCCCCGGCAGCAGCTGCAGCAGCAACTGTCGCAGGGAATGGCGCAACTGGAACGGAGTGGATTGACTCCGGCGAAGACCCGATGGGTGGACCGCTGACGCTGCCGGGAGAGATGAGCATCTGGGACAAGGTACTCGCGGGGATTAAGACTTTCAGTGGAGCCGCGGGAACGGCGAATAGCCTGCTTGGGAACGGAGGCCTTCTATCCTCCCTCTACAACATCGGCACAGGCCTCTATGGCATGAACCAAGCTGATGACATGATGGACTTCGCGGAGGAGCTGCGGAAGCAGAGTGATCCATTTGCGAGTGAGAGGGATTACTACAAGGGCAAGCTGCGTAGTCTCTATGACAACCCTGCGAGCCTCGTAGAAACACCGGGGTATAAGGCAGGAGAACAGGCCGTCACCCGGAGCATGGCGGCGAATGGCTACCTCGGCTCGGGGAATATGATGACGGAGCTATTCGACTACGGCGGGAAGGTATTCGATAGCCAAGCAGCGCGGCTCGCTCAACTCGCTGGAGCTGGGGCTACGCCGGGAGCGGGCGGAGCAACGGTCGCCAACACAATGGATAGCTCGAACGCAGCGATGGTCAGCGCGCTGAATCGGATTGGCTACGGGCTGAAAGGAGGCTTCTAATGGACCTCGCAGAAGCACTTGATCCGCAGCGCGCAGGGACGCGGCTTGCGACGATTGATCAGGCTGACATGGCCGAGAAGATGGCCAAGATCGGGCTGATGCAGGGCGATCTCGCGATGCAGCCAGCGAAGCGTCGGTTGCTCGAGGCGCAGGCGAGGGAGACTGAAGCTGACGCCGGGACGAAGGAGCATGAAATCGCGGTGCAGAAGAAGCTCGCGGAGACACTCGCCAGAGGTGGTAGTGGAGATGCAGCTGATCCGATCTCGCAGATCGAGCAACTCGCCGCAGGTGCAATGGAGGCGGGAGCGTTTAACCTGGGGATGAAGGCTACCCAGGCGGCTACAGCTGCACGGGAGAATCAACAGCAACAGTTAGCAGCGCAAGCGCTCGCACAACAGCGGAAGGCGAAGCAGGACATCGAGGAACTTAACTTCGCGGATGGACTCTTCAGGAATGTGAAGTCTCCAGAGGAATGGGCGCAAGCGCAGACGACTTATCGGATGGTTCGTGGGAAACCGAGTCCCTTTGCGCATATGCAATATGAACCAGGCTTGCCGCAACAACTGTCCCGGTCGATGCTGAGTACGAAGGATGCACTCGAACTGAAGATTAAAGAGGATGAACAGGGGCTTAGGAAGCGGAATACCGAGGCGCGGGAAAAGACCGCGAACGCGCGGGCGGAATCGCTGCGGGCTGCGACGGAAAGAGTGCGGCAGCAGATTGATATCGTGCGGAAGAATGGGGGGAATAGTGCGCCAGAGTTGAAGGAACTGCGGGAGACGCAAACGAAGCTGAATAACGCACGTCTCGCTGCTAATGCGGGGAGGACAGCGGATAATCCTCACACAACAATTCCAGCTGAACCTGATTTGAAAGTTGGTCAGTTTTATAAGATGCCGAAGGGTGTTCTACAGTGGACTGGCCGCGGGTTTATCGAGCCGGGGCAGCCCATGCCTGCAACACCGGAGCAAAGGACGCGGCAAGCGATTAGTGACGCGGGCAACTTTGCTACGGAGCGTAGCTTGGGTGCAATCTTAGGACTTCTACCTGACGATGAAGGGGCTTACTAATGGCCAAGGAAATCAGTTATCAGGAAGCTCTCGGGGAATCTACGGGTATTCGGGAATCCGAATCCACGCGTAAATCCCCAAAACTTATATCCTATGACGAGGCTATTGGGAAGAAAGTGCCTGATGCCATCGACCGCGGAGCGAGGGAACAGACCAGCTTCACCGGGCAGGCGAAGGCGGTGGCTAAGGATGTCGCGGGGTATGCGGCGGGAGTTGGAGGGCAGTTGGTTGATATGTTTGCAGCTATTCCTCGGGCAGCTGCCATCCCTGCAACGCTTGGTGTACAGCTATATGCTGGTGCAAAAGGTGAAGGCTCAAAAATCGCGGGTGAAGCTGGGCTTCTTTATCAAGAACAGTTTCTTCCTGAGTGGACACAAAACGCTTATAAAAAGATAGCTAAAGCATTAGGGCCAGAGGCGGAAGCTTACTACGAACGTAATGGTATTGCACAATTTTTGCAGGCGTTCGGAGAAGGTGTTGATAAAGGCGCAGATAAACTCGAAGAAGCAACAGGCTATCCTGCAGCTTTTTTGAAAACAGCTGTCAATCAAGGGATGGATATACTTGGAGTTAAACTAACCAAAGGTGACTTAAAACGCTCTGTCTCTATTCGAGAGGCTGCTACGCAAAAGAAGTTGATGGACGTTCAGCGCCGCCCCGCTGGCCCGGCTCAGTTCACGCCGGAGGAGATGACATTGCGAGAGCGGGCAGATGCGGCGAGGAAGGCTGCGGCTGAGGCTGCGGCTTCGCGGTCGAAGTGGGATGAGAAACAGGCGTCGGAAGCGGAGGCAGTGAGGAAGCAGGAAGAGTGGGCTTCGCGGATGGAAGAGCCGCCGGTGATAGATGAACGGTTCCCGCCAAATCAAGATGCGCTCTCACAGCTTAACGCTGAAGGGAAGACTCGTCTGCCCGGCGAAGGGAAGGCGCTCGATGAGACTTCGGCTACCATCGAGGCTGCCCTGGATAAGGTCCGCAATGGCCAGAACTTTGATCTCACCGCCGCGGAGAAGGTTGCGCTTAGAGGGCTTGAGCAGGCGGAGAAAGGGAAGCCCGTTCCGAAGATTGAACTGCCCGAACGGTTCAAGAACCAGAAGGGGGAGATCGACAAGAAGCTCCTCGCGGGAATGGCTGCGGCAGGAATGGGGGCGATAGCGGGGCAATGGCTGGATGATGAAGATCCGCTGAAGGGGGCGCTGGTAGGCGGGCTGAGCGGGGCGGCGCTCGTGGGGATGATGAGAGGGGATGTGCCTTCAAGGTTCTATCAGAGTGGTGCGGTGAAAGGGAAGGGAGGGATGTGGCATCCGGAGGCGGGGGAGAAGCTGGCGGAGTCTCTTAAGATAGACCTGGGTACATTAGCTCGCCGACGGGATGCTGGAGATACGCGGTTGGTTAGTGAAATGCCCGAGAACGTCTGGGCTAAAAAGGCAATTAAAAACTACCTCAACAAACACGCCGGGACTGCGACTGATCCGCTGAAGGATATTGAAGTGCCGTTTGGGGAAGGAACGAAGAGGTGGGAGGAGTTGACGGATAAGGCTATTAAAGCGTATCCGGCATCTGATTATCACGCGCAAAAAGCTATGTTTGGTGATACAGACATCCCCGGCCTAGAAAAAATTCCAGGCAACGAATCTATCTGGAACGTTGATGGTTTAGCTTCAACGCAGAACGCACTTAAGAACTACCTCTCCCACGTTGGAGACTACCTCCGCGAGAACGTAGCCCCGGAGAAGCTCCAACAGTATGATCTCGTCCGCGCGGTTCAGGAGACGGCGAAATGGGATGAGGCCCTAGCGAAGAAGATGGCGAAGGAACGGGCGGACCTTACTAAAGATATGCCGCTGGTGAAGGACTACGGGGATGGGTTTAAGTGGGTGGAGGTGAAGGGACCAGATCGTGCGACCACTGAACGCCTACTCAAAGACGAAGGCGACCAGATGGGCCACTGCGTCGGCGGGTACTGCGATTATGTGGAGAGCGGGGATTCGAAGATCTACTCGCTGCGGGATGAAAAGGGGAAGAGTCATGTGACGATTGAGGTGGGACCGGGAGGTGGTGCTTACAGGGGACAGCGCAGTCCAACAACAGGTGAATTGCCCGCTGATAATATCATCCAAATCAAAGGCAAGCAAAACCGCGCTCCGAATAAAGAGTACCTCCCCTATGTGCAGGACTTTGTGAAGAGTGGGAAGTGGGGGGAGGTTGGGGATTTGGAGAATGCGCGGCTTGTTAAAACACAAGCCGGTAATTTTGTTACGATGGAAGAAGCTGTTAAAGGTTTACGTGGTGAGCGCGGTTCTGCCGACCCTCAGGTTATCCGCGCCCTCGCCGGTGCAGGACTTGGTGCGCTCGCGGGAGCATACGCGGCGTCGGAGACGGATAGAGGGAGTGCGATTGGTGGAGCAATCCTCGGGGCGCTCGGAGGCGCGGGGCTTATGACCGCTGGGGGACGGAACATCTTGAAGAAGTCCCTCGAGAACGCTGATGTTGCCCTCGGCATGTTATCAACGCGCTTGATGCACGAGTCCCCTGCGATCTATCGCCGGATGCAGCAGATGGCGATGAATGGGATCAAGGATACCTATGTAGCGATCAACGGAGCGGAGCCGCTGTTCGTGGGCATCGACAAGCTGAAGGAAGCCGGGAAGCCCATCGAGGACGCGCTGATTCGGAATGACTGGAATGCCGCCCGACTCGAGATCGCGAAGAATGGAACGCCGGGGATGATGGAAGCTCTCGATCGCGCGAAGGCTACGATTGACTTCCTCGGCAGACGGGCGCTTGAGAAGGGGCGTATCAAAAAGCTAAACCCCGATCACTTCCCGCGGATCGTGAAGGACTATGAAGGGTTACAGGCGGTCCTCAACCCCGAAGCGAAGTCTGGGCTTGAGGGGAAACTCTACGAAGCCGAACGCGCGATGAAGAATAAAGAAGCGCGCCTGCTCACCCCAGCGGAGAGGACGCAGGTGGTGGAACAGTACCTGCGCTCGAACCCGCGGGGATCGTTCTTGCCTGACTACGCGAAGGCGCGAAAGATCACGGATGTGACTGATGCCCTCCTCCCGTTCTACGAGAAGCCTGTCAAGGCCTTCCACCAGCGGATGCGCGAGATGGTAGAGGATTACCAGCGGGATGAACTCTTCGGGAAGGATGCGGTTTATAAGACTGAAGATGGGAAGCGCTTCCTCGACCTCGATAAGTCAATCGCCACGCTCGTCGACAGAGAGATGACCGCAGGGCGCCTCACCAACGAAGGCGCAGCCCAGGTCCGGGATATGCTCCAAGCCTACCTCAAAGGCGGAAGCCAGCAGATGAACTGGATTCTGCAAGACGCGAAGAACGCGATTACGGGACTCCTTCTCGGGAATCACATCGCCGCGCTCACGCAGTACGCCGATGCCGTGCCCATCGCTGCGGTGCAGGGATTCAAGCCTACCCTCGCTGCGTTCGTGGAGATGATGCAAGGGAAGTCGGTG